GTGTGGTTCCAGAACACCGCCAGCATCATCGAGCGCATGCGCAACAGGGCCGGTGTCTCGCAGATGGCGGCGCACGGCACGAAGCCGATGGGGCTCAACAGCGGCGTGGCCATTCGGGAGATGGAGGACGTCGAGAGCGACCGACACCGCACCACCCAACGCGCCAATGACAACATGTACCTCGAGGTGGCGGCGATGGCGATCGGCATCGCTGGCGAGATGGCGGACCAAGGCAAGCTCCGACCCGTCCGCGCCCCGTCCAAGACGAGCTTCACGGCCATCGACTGGAGCAAGGACGTCAAGGCCGTGAAGTCGGACGAGTTCGTGATGCAGTGCTTTCCAGTGTCTCGGCTCCCGAGAGACCCTGCCGGTCGGCTGCAGACGATTCAGGAGTACATCCAAGCCGGCTTTCTCACGCCACGACAGGGGAAGCGCGCGCTCGACTTCCCGGACCTCGACACCGTCGAGTCTCTCTCGAGCGCGCAAGAGGACCTCGTCACGCGCAACCTCGACAGCATCATCGATGACGGCGAGTACATCCCGCCCGAGCCCACGGATGACTTGCAGCTCTCGAAGGAGATGGTGCTCGAGTACATCCAACGTTACCGCCTCCTGGAGCTCGAGGACGAGAAGCTGGACCTGCTCCGCACGTACAACGAGCAGGTCGACGAACTCATGATGGCCGCGATGCCTCCGGCTCCGATGGGTGCCCCTGGCCCTGTCGCTCCCGGACAGCCGCAAGCCAACCCGTTGCCTCCGCCGACGTCGGAGCTGATTCCGAATCTCCCCCAAGCCGCAGCCTGAGGAAACTACATGGCAGTCACCGCACCAGCCGTCACCACAGCCGCAGCAGTAGCGCCTTCAGTCACCACCACGCCCGCCGTCGCACCGGTTCCGGCCACGCCCCAGGGAGAGGTGAAGCCCACCGCTCCGGCTCCGGCTGGCGAGGACTGGGCGCAGAAGTACCGGCGCCTCGAAGCCGAGGTGCAGAAGAAGACGAAGGAGCAAATCACCGAGCGCCGCAAGTGGGACGCCGACAGGAAGGCGACCGGCGAGCGCCTGACGAAGCTGACGGAGCTCGAGAAGCGCGAGCAGCAGGCCCGGCTCAACCCCACCGCCTACCTGAAGTCCCTCTACGGCGACGACTGGCACCAGGTGGTGACGGACGCGAAGATTTCCGGCGTGCCCCCGGCGCAGCTCGTCGAGGCCGAGATGGCCAAGATGCGCGACGAGTTCGAAGCGAAGCTGAAGGCGCGAGACGAGGAGGGGACGAAGTCTCTCCGGGCCCAGCAAGAGCAGGCCCTCGAGCAGGCCCGGGCCAGCATCCGTCTCGAGGCTGAGGATTTCTACGAGGCATCGGGCAAGGACTTCCCCATCCTCGATCGTCTGGGCGACAAGGCGGCCGTGGCCCGCGCGCTCGCCCAGCGCATCGAGTCGGAGTTCCACTCATCTGCCAAGCGCGACGAGTCTGGGGCCGTCCTCCGACAAGGGAGGGTGCTGACGGCGAAGGAGGCTGCGGAGCTCATCGAAGGGGAGATGCTGGGCGTCGCCGAGGCCGCGCTGAAGGCCGAGAAGTACCGCGCGCGCTTCGCTCCGAAGCCGCCGGACTTGTCAACACCCAAACAGGCTGCTACTGTTTCGTCAACGCAGCAGCAGTCCAAGCAGCAGTCGTCCAATGGGCAGCAGCCGCGCAAGTCACTTTCCAACGACATCACGGGCTCGACCAAAGACGAGGCCCCTCATCGACTGACCCCCCAAGAGCGCCGCCAAGCTGCGCTCGACGCGTACAACGCGGAGCGGGCGAGGAAGAGGGCGGCCGCAAGCTGAGCGAGAGCCCCAACGCGCCACAGGCGCTGAGGCTTCTCGATGGGTGCATATCTCGACCTGGCAGCTGGCAACGCAGCCCTCAAAGAGCACTACGACGACCAGAAGGTCGAGAACCTCGCCTACGACGACAATCCGGCGCTGGCCATGGTTCCGAAGAAGACGGACGCAACGGGCAAGTACTGGCCCATCCCCGTCATCTACGAGGTGAGCCAAGGCCGCTCGTCCGCCTTCGCGAACGCCCAGGGCAACCAGTCGCCCGGGCTCCTCGCCGAGTTCATGGTGACGTTGCGGCCCGACTATGCCGTCGCGACGTTGGCCAACCAGGCGATGGAGGCCAGCCAAGACAACGCGGGCGCCTTCCTCGACTTCTCGACGCTCTTTGTCGACCTCGCCGTGCAGTCGGCGGCGCTCAGCTTCGCCAGCTCGATGTTTCGCGCCGGCACCGGTAGTGTGGGCTCCATCAGCGCGGTCGTGGGCGGGGTCATCACCCTCACCAACGCCAGCGACGTCAGCCAGTTCGGCATCAACCAGACGCTCCAGGCGGCCTCGACGGACGGCGGAGCGCCTCGAGCGGCCCTTGGCTACGTCGTGGCTCGCAACGTGATGGTCGGTACCATCACCGTCTCGGCGGTGGCCATGGGCGGGCCGGCCGGAACCCCCGCGGGTTGGGTGGCCAACGATTTCCTCCTCGTCCAGGGCGACAGCAACGCCAAGGCCTCGGGCCTCTCGGCCTGGCTGCCGGCGACTGCTCCCGGTGCGACAGACAACTTCTACGGGGTGAATCGCTCCGTGGACTCGAGGCTGTACGGCCTGGCCTACAACGGGGCTCAGCAGCCGGTGGAGGAAGCCATCATCGACGCGGCGTTGCTGGTGCGGCGCGAGAAGGGGCGACCCCGCCACTTCATCACCAACTACGGCTCGGAGGCCGCGCTGCTGAAGGCGATGGGCGCGCGCCGGGAATACGTCGACTGGAAGTCTGAGGACGGGGAAATCGGCTTCCGCGGCGTCGTCATCCAGGGACCGAGCGGACCTATCGAGTGCTTCTCAGACCGCAACTGCCAGGCGGCCACCGGGTGGTTGCTCCAGATGCCCACGTGGAAGCTCCTCTCGCTCGGAGCGGTGCCGAAGATTTTCCGCTACGGCGACGGGCTCGAGATGCTGCGCCTGGCCAACGCCGATGCCTCCGAAGTCCGCGTCGGCGACTACGCCAACATGTCGTGCAACGCGCCGGGCTGGAACTCGCAAGTCTCGCTGGGGGTCTGAGCCATGGCGAACCGGACTTTCATGGACAAGCAGTACACCATGGTGAAGCGCCGGGTGGAGCTCTACGCCGCGGTGCTGGGGGCTGGTGCTGCTGCTCCCAGCCTTCGAAAGTGGAACTACCCGACGCTAGGCACCGGGCCGAACGCCCGGACGTACACGGCAGCGCCCACGGCCAACGCTCTTCCGACCGGGGCGGCCTACCCGCTCCAGTACGCGTGCGGCGCCGAGGGCGTCCGGAGCGTCACGCGTACCGGCGTCGGGCTCTGGACGGTGCAGTTGCAGGACAACTACCAGCGGGTGTTGATGGTGTCGCATACGACGGACTTGGCTGGTGGGGCTGCCACGATTCGACAGGTCTGGCTCAACACCACCATCACGAACTTGGCTGCAGTCGGAGGGTCGATCATCGGTCTCTTCCTGGGGGCAGGCGGCGCAGCGACAGACCTCCCGGCCGGCCATCTTCTCCTCCTCAAGTTTGACCTCGCCGACGCGACGGAGCCCTGAGTCATGCCGCTCGCCTGCCAGGCGTTCGTCTACCCCTCGGCCTGCAACGGAGAGCAGCCGGTGACGGCTGTCCTCACCGTCACCAACCAGACGGCGTCACCAATCGCCATCACCGGAGCTGCCCTCTCGATGCAGCAGCTGGGAGACGGGTTGGCCATCTCGAGGGCGGAGAACGTCCTCCCTCTCGGCCCAGGGATGCCGGTGGTGGTGCCGGCGGCTTCGACAATCATCGTCGGGCCCTTTCCGGTGGTGGTGCACTCCAACGCCGGGGCCAACTCGTTCCAGTCCGTGGGCCCGCCCGGAGCGCTGACGGATCCACAGCTGAGCGAGGCGCGGGGAGACCAGAACGGGAACCGCTTCCCCCAATTCGTCGTCCTCGTGGGCGCCACCATCTACGGCTCGGACGGCTCCGTCAACGTCTCCGGGACGGCTCCCCTCCTCGTCGACGTCGTGGCGCCGCCTCCACTTGGGTACCAGGGCGGCATCCTGCACCTCTCGGCGCCGAACAACCTCGTCACCCTCCTCGCGGGAGTCCTCTGATGCCCCTCAATCTCGCGCTCTCCCGCGGCTTCGCCTGGAGCGACTCGAGCAACGGCGAGCCGAACACCGTCCTCGTCACCGTCACCAACCCCGGCGTCGCGGCCCTCGTCGTGTCGAGCCTCCAGGTGACAGAGGCGTCGAAGACTGGCGCCAACATCACCCAGCCGCTCTACCTCATCCCAAACATGCCCATCGGCCTCGGCAACCCCATCATCCTTCCGGGAGCCAGCGCCTCCTACTCCTTCGAGGTCAGCTTTACTTGCCCGGCCTACTCAGGGCCGTCGCCTCAGGCTCCGGGTGGAGCCGGAGGCGTCCAGGGTCCGCCCATCAACACCGGCGTCACTCTGATGGCGCAGTGTCTCTCTTCGGACGGAGTTGTCACGTCCGTCACACAGCCGTTCCCGGTGCTCAGCACCGTCGCGCCGTTCCCCATTGCCCAGGGTGGCGCGCTGCAGTTGAGCTCGGGCTTCAACCTCATCAACCTCGTCACCCTGTAGGAGCGTCACAATGGCCATCACTCCCATCATCGTCCGCGACGGCAACAACGCGGCTCAGTCGGTGTCCGCCCTCCAGGACGCGGCCGGCTACAACAGCACCACCGTCTCTCTCGACACCGGGCGCGCGACGTACCGCGCCGCCGGGAACTTCACCCCGCAGCCCACTGGCGCCGTCACCGTCATCAGCATCCAGGGCTCGGCTACGAAGACGGTGCGCGTGAAGCGCGTTGGGCTCGGCGGAGTCTCGACGGCCAACGGGCAGAACGTCTACCAGCTGCTCAAGACGTCGGCCCTCGGCGCGGGTGGAACCACCGTCACCCCCACCGCGACGCCGCTGGACTCCACCAGCCCGGCCGCGACCGCGGTGGTGCAGCACTACACCACGTCGCTCAAGGCGACCGGGACGGCCATCGGCGGGCCGATCTCGATGGCGAACGTGCAGACGGGAGTCACTGCCGTCCCCACCGTGATGACTCCGGCGCAGACCATCCTCTTCCCCGAGTTCGGCGCACCGGTGGGGCAGGCGATCGTCCTTCGCGGCACCGCGCAGTATCTCGAAGTCCAGAACGTCCTCGCAGCCAACCTCGCGGCTGGTACGGTCCTGTGTTACTTCATCGAATGGGAGGAAGACGCCTCTTAAGCCTAGCTACTAACTAGGCATCGACCTCACTCCGACTCCGTGGCCTTCGCGGAGTCGGTGAAGTACTGTCGGAGTCGTCCTCGCAGCAGCCGTAGAGTCCCCCTGCCGCAGAGGTGCCACCGATGTCCACCCAGGCCTCACCGCTCCCGGACGCGACCGCGACGAGACGAGGGGCCGTGCCTGCGACGTCTGGGACACCGGGCCAAGCGCTCGAGTTCGACGGCTCCGGCAACATCATCGCGGCGACGGTGGCTGCAGGGCTTCCGGCCGGGGCGTTCGGAGAGCTCCTCGAGTGTGTCGCCGGCACGGCGTGGGGCGCTCGGATGCGAATCCTGTCCGAAGAGACTCAGTTCGCCGCAGTAGCCGACGGCCTGACGACTCCGTATTGCGCTTGGGCACAGAGCAAGTTGTACGTGCAGACCATCGAGGTCTTGCTGTCGTGCGGCGCTCCAGTGCCGTGGAACCTCAACACCATCTCGAGCGAGGTGGGTGGGCTGATCATCCTCGGCTCGTCCCAAATCAGCGCGTTCGGACTCGATATCGAGTCGAACTCCGCAGTGACTCCGACGCCGCTCATCTTCGCAGACGGAATGCCCTCGGCGCGACTCGGACAAAATGACTACATGGCGTTCATCATGAACTCATCCGGCTTCGCCGTAGAGCTGGCTCGCTCGTTCCCGCTCGATGGCTCCGTCCGGTACAGCGGCGGGCTGGAATACTACGTCGCCGCGTCTGCGACCTGGTCGGCGGTGCCTCCATGAGCCAAGTCATCGCCGTCTACGACGCTGGCACAGGCAACCCGCGGTCGGGGCTGACGCCGACATTCAACGTCTACCGCTCCATCGCCGGCCCTCGGACGCCTCCGCTCATCCGAGACCTCGGCGGCGGACTCTACGACTTCAGCCCAAGCGCCGCCGACGTCACGGCCGGCACAGGCTGGGTCATCACCCTCAACCCGGCGCTCCCAGCGGCCGTCATCCCTCCGTACGCGAGCGGCGGAGTCGGGTACGATCAGTTCTTCGGCCTCTACAACGCCGGTGGAGTCCCCACGGCAGGACTCACCGCGGCCATCGCCTCGTACCGGAGCTCGGCCGGCGCCGCCGTCACGCCCGTCCCAGGCATCCTCGACCTCGGCGGCGGGCTCTACGGCTTCAGCCCCACCGCGGCAGACCGTGCGCTCGACGTCCAATACGAGGGCGCCACCACTCCGCCAGGCATCCCGGCACGGTGGTACGGCTCCGTCAACGACTTCAACGGGCCCCCGCCCGCCTTCGTGGGTGTGACGCTCCTCGAGCTGCGCACGCGATGCAAGCAGGAGTCGGACAACGTCGGGCAGTCCTTCATCACGGATGCCGAGTGGGACACGATGATCCGCGCCTCCTACCAGGAGCTCTACGGGCTCATCGTTTCAGCATTCGGCAACGACTACTTCACGCAGAACCCGGCATCAGGCTTCACCATCCTCACGGACGGCGTCAACGAGCACTTCGCGTTGCCTTCCGACTTCTTCAAGCTCCTCGCCGTGGACATCCGACTCAGCGCGCCCAACTACTGGGTGGCGCTCAAGCCTTTCCAGATGTCCGAGCGCAACGACTTTGGCTACCTCGGGACGATGATTCCGATGGCTGGGCAGACGCTCCGGCTCCTATATGTTCCTCGGGCCCCTTTGCCCTACCAGGACGTGGACGTCATCGACGGAGTCAACGGCTGGGAGGAATACATCGTCGTGGACGTCGTCATCAAGGCACTCGTCAAAGAGGAGTCTGACGTCACCGCCTTCGGCCTGCGCAAGGCTGGGCTCCTCGAGCGCCTCCAGGGCGAAATCACCAACCGCGACGCCGGAAGCCCTGCGTGCGTCGCCGACGTGCAGCGCCGCCGTGGGCGCTCGATGCGGTACCGGCTCAACGGGAACCAGCTGTGGCTCCGCGGCAACGGGATGCCGGCGTGGGGGCCCGACGGGGCAGGAAACGACTTCGGCGACGGAGGGTACTGGTGATGTCCGCCCCCAACGCCCTCACCAACCTCCGAGGCCGTGACGCTGGCGCCAACCGGCAGACGGACGCCATCAGCGCGTCGACAGACCCAGTCGTCAAGGCCGTGCGTGCGACGCCCATCATGGGGGCGCCGCCGACTCCATGGACGACGCTCATGGTGGATGCGGCCTTCACGAGCCCCCGAGACCCTGCAGTAGAGCCTCTCTCTGTCCGAAAGGATCAGATGGGCTACGTGGAGACCAAGGGACTCTTGGGATGCCCGGCCGGAGCCTTGGCTGGTGTCGTCGTCTTCACGTTTCCAAGTGGCCACAGGCCGGCGAAGGCGCGAAGGTTCTCGGCGACGCTTCTGGCGGCGACTGTTCGCCTCGCCGTGCAGCCAAACGGAGACGTCGTGCTGGGCGGAAATATCGCAGCGGGCGACAGCATCTCGATTGAACTGTTCTTCCTGGCGGAGGCCTGACATGGGCACCCAGGGCCTCGACTACCAGGTAGTGCCAATCGACTTCACCGGAGGCCTCGACACCAGAACCAACTCCAAGCTGGTGGCTCCTGGCAAGTGGGATACCCTCGTCAATTGCACGCACTCGAAAGACACCGGACTCACGAAGCGTGACGGGCACAAGTCGTTGGTGGCTGACGTCAACGGGCACGGCCTCGGACTCAGGAACGACGAGCTCATCGCCATCAACGGCCAGGACGTCTACAGCGTCTCGACGGCCTCGACTCCTGCTGCAGCCAAACACATCACCGGGCAGCTCGGAAACTTCGGCATCTCGAAGACAGTCGTGTCTCCGGCTGACGGGATGGCCGTTGAGCTCGACTGTGCCTATGGGCTCGGTCTCGTGGCCTACGTGTGGTGCCTGAAGAACACCATCGGCGCAAGAACCGGCATTCACGCACGCATCCTGGACGCAGTCACAGGCGCCGAGGTGATGCCTGATACCGTCGTCATCGCAGGCGCTGCGGCCAAATTTCCTCGCGTGGCCTTCTCCTTCGACGCCTTTGTCTTCATGTGGGAGGACGCTGGATTCATTCGAGGGCGCGCCTACGTACCTTCCTTGTCCTCGGCGCTCCAGGCCTCCTACGCCATCGTCGACACGACAGCATACAAGGCCTTTGACGCATGCGGCGCCTTCGATTCCGCGTCCTTCTCGGTCTGCGTCTCGTATGTCTACGCGGACGGAACCACCAGCGTCAAATGCGCACAGATTGTCCGTGCCGGGGCCGTGCTGAGCGTCCCGAACAACGCCGCGACACACACGGAAGTGCAGCTGGCGCATGCGGACATCAAGGGAATCTGCAATTGCAGTCTCGGAGGCACGTACATCGCCACGTTCGTCAACGCCAACGGTGCCACGGCTCTCGCGGGAACATCCGCAGCGGCATTTCCGGCGCCACCTTGGGTCGGTGCGCTCATCGGGCCAATGAGGCTTGACTCCACCACTACCGCGCACACGAACCCGACGCATATCGCCGCAGTTGGCAGCTCAGTAGACACCAAGTGCGCCATCTATACAGACCAGATGTGCGAATGGTACAGGGCGGACGTCCTCGCGACTGGGTCGGGCCTGTTCCCGATTCGGTACATGCACGCCTCTATCACGGCAGGCGCGTGGGTGCTCAACTCGGTATACACAATCGCCAACACGCAACTTCACGCGTCGACGACATGTCTCGGCGTGCTTGGCCCATTCATAGCAGGGAAGCCGGTTCAGGTGCGGAACGGCAGCGTCTCAAATGTGTTGAATGGTGGAGTCGCTCTGCCTGTGGTGATGCTCGAGAACCCGAACTCGCCACTCTGGTTTGCGCCTCTACCTACGTTCTTGAGTCAGGGTTCCTTCTTTTTGATGGACGGTGGCATAGGGGCTGACGGCGTAGCGAACCAGACGACTGTTGTAGGGAAGGCTCTCTACGGCGGCATCTCGACCGGCATTCATCTCGCCGGAGTGGCTACGTGGCCAACTGCGTCGACGCCTCCAAACACGCCGTGGGTCGGTGGGTCATGTCTTGTTCCTGTACAAGAAGCCGGTATCTACAACGCACTTCAAGGGGTCGAGGTCACCAACTGCGGCGTGACGGCTCTGAAGTGCACACCGAACTACTCTGAGCCTGTCCGCCCAGTCCAGTCTGGCGAGGCGACCGTCATCGCTGATGGCATGCTGTCTAGGTACGACGGCGCCGAAGTCGAGGAAGTCACGTTCAGCCTGTTCCCTGACGGCGTCATGGTAACCGTTTCGGCGATTGCCTCTGGAGCCCCATGGACAGCGGGCGTCTACCAGGCAGTCGTCGTCTACGAGGTGTTCGACGGCTCCGGCCAGCGCCACCAGTCGGCGCCTGGAAGGGCGTCTCAATTCACCATCGTTGGAGCCACAGACAAGCCGACGTTCGAGATTCCGAATCTGCTCCTGACTCAGCACTTTGGGACGATCAGGCAGGTTGTCTACTGCACCGAGGCAGGAGGTGTGCTGTTTCACCGACTGTCCGGGACATACCTTGTCCCGGAAATCCTGAACACGTTCGCGACAGCGACGACTACGACGACCGTCTACTACCCGACCGACTCAAGCACCGAGCTTCTGTACCACCAGCCGTCGCAGGCCGGAACGACGCTTCCGAATCTCGCCCCAGGCCCGAGCGACGCGATCGCTCTTCACCAAGGGAGGGTCTTCTCCAACGTCCTGGACAAGGCTGGCGGCTGGACGTTCAGCCAAGTCCAGATTCCAGGGTATGGGCTCCAGTGGAATGACGCCCTCGGCGGAGTGCTGCCGGCCGCAGTCGGGGACGTGAAGGGGTTCGCCTCTCTCGATGACAAGATCATCATCCTGGCCGAGCACAAGCTCTTTGTCGTGACCGGCATCGGCCCGAGCTCGGCCGGAACCTATAGCGGCTACTCCGATGCCGTGCCGATTCCGAGCGACGTCGGGTGTCAAGACGCTGCGTCCATCCTGGTGATGCCTTCGGGTGTGATGTTCCGCTCGGCCAAGGGATGGCATATTCTGGCGCGAGACCTCTCGATCGACTACATCGGCGGGCCGGTCAAGCGGTACGACGGTGACGCCGTCTCAGGCATCGTGTTGATGGGCGACAGGCAGGAGGTGCGCATCTCGTCGAACCACTCTGCCTACCGCTCGATCGCGGGCGGGTACCAGCTGGTCTATTCATACGAAACGAAGACTTGGGCGCGGTTTGACATCAAGACGAACACCGACCCATACAAAGACATGCTGCAGGCTGCGGCCTCGATTTGGTGGCCAACAATCTCGAAGTGGGTAACGATTTCGCTCATCGACGGCATCAACGCTGACGTGCTCGGCGTGTACGAAGATCAGCCAGGCGCCAACGTCACTACGTTCCCTATCAGTCTCTCAGCGAAGACATGTTTCGTCCATCTCGGAGGACTCGAGCAGTTCCAGAGGGTGCGGTGGCTCTACCTCACGATGTCGGCTCCTTCGGCTCCGACTTCGCTGCTTCAGATCTTCGTCGCCTTCGACGACGATTACTCGGGCCCTGGCACGTACGTCTCGAGCACCGTAGCTATGACAGGCATCACCTTTCCGAGCAACAAGGCTTTAGACCTGCGCCACAAGCTGCACAGGCAGAAGTGCAAGTCAGTCGCCTTCACCATCATCGAAACCGCGGTGGTTGGGGCGCCCGGCATCACCGGCATGCAGGCGATCGCGCTGCAGATCGGGCTGAAGCTCGGCACCAACAAGCTTCCGGCGACCCAAGGAGTCGGGTGATGGACAACCCACTGAACCTGGACACGACGCAATCCGACGAAGACCGGGCCAGGATGCAGCAACTCCTTGCGCTTCTCCAAGGCCAGGCGGCCACAGGGGCCGGCTCCTGGCAGGGGCAGCTTGCCGCGGCGACGCAACAGGCGCAGTCCGGAGCTCAAGCCTTGGCCCAGTCGGCGCCAGGGCTCAGTCGCATGGACGCCACCAGGGCGGCCGGCGAAGGCGCATCGGCAGCGGGCCAGCGGGCGATCGGCCAAGGCAACATCCTCCGCGCGAGACAGCAGCAGCTGGCGCAAAGCGAACTCGCCTCCATCCTCGGAGCGCAGAGCGGAACGGATGCAGAGCAGGCGGCCCAGCACGCCGCAGCAATGCAGTCGCAGGGCGAGCTGGCTCAGGCCGACAAGGAGCAGCAGAACAAGGAGACGAACGCGACTCTCTCCGGTGTAGCTCAGGGAATAGGCGTGCTCGCGTCGCTCTCACACGGCGGGCCGGTGCCAGGACAGCCTGAGACGTTCGGCGACGACGAAGCCAACGACACCGTGCCGGCCTGGCTCAGTCCTGGAGAGATTGTCCTCCCTCGGAGCGTCACGCACTCGGCTGACGCTCCGGACGCGGCTGCGGCCTTCGTGCGGGCGGTGAAGTCGCACCACGGCCAGCAGCACTTCGACGCCGGTGGCGTTGTCCCTGACGCCTCACCAATCGGCGCCAACGACTCCGCCGCCGACATCGAGAGGAAGCTGGCCGGCCTCGGTCGCGGCGCTCGCACTGAGAAGCTGACGGGCGGAGGTGTCCTCGACACTGACCAGTACAACGCTACGCGCTCAGCCCAGCTGGAGAATGCGCAGAACTTCATGGGCCAGTACCTCGGCACCGGCCCGAGCGTCGCTCCGCAACAGATGCAGAACTCAGCGGACGCGACTGTAGGCGATGCCATGCAGGCCGCGGCAAGCGCCCGTGGATCTGGTCGCGCGGCTGGGCTCGCCAACGTCGTCGGCGCGACTGGAGAGCAGCTCTCTGGCGACGCCGGACGCTCTGCCGAGACGACTGCCGGAGAAGCCAACGCCGGGGCCCAGGCCTTCGCGAATGCGGTGCAGCGCCAGCGCCAGAATGACTTGGCGCTCGCCAACGCCCAACAGGCTGCGCAGATGCGCAGCCACATGTTGGCCAGAGGCATCGGACTTGCCGAGCAAGCGCAGGTGCGGAACATCCTCGGCGGAGTCGGCCAGGGGCTCGCATCTGGCGCCTCGATGTTCTCGCGCAACTCCGGTGGAGGCGGCTATGACTCGTGGGGGCAGGACTCGGCGCCGTCGTCCTATGGCGACTACTCGAGCGGAGACTACGGTTCGGGCGGCGGCGACTCTGGTGGCGGCTTCGACGTTCCCACGGGAGACTCCGGGACGGCCTATGCCGCGCACGGCGGGGAGATTCGGGGCTACGCCGAGGGCGGAGACGTCGACCCGCGCTTCGCAGCGGCTGAGGCGACGCTGCCGCCCACCGGCGCCGGCGAGGACGCCCTCGTTGGGCAGGTGATGGCGGGCGAGCGCCAACCCGCCCCAGCCTCCAAGACGCTGTGGGACC